ACCAGGCCATATGATGGAGCATGGAATGGAGTGGGATATATTTAAGAAATTTAAAAAAACATTCTCTGGACATTATCATTGTCGTTCTAATCAGGATAATATATACTATCTTGGCAATCCTTATGAGATTTATTGGAATGATGTAAATGATCCTAATAGGGGATTTCATTTATTTGATACTGAGACATTGGAACATACTCCAGTTAATAATCCATACAGATTACATCATATAATCTATTACAATGATAATGATCATCAATTATTTGATGCAAGGGAGTTAGAGAATAAAATAGTAAAGATAATTGTTAGACATAAAAATGATCAAGTAAGATTTGAAAAATTTATTGATAAGGTGTATAATGCTAATGTAGCAGAACTTAAGATAGTGGAGAACTTTGCTTTGCATGATGCAGCAGAGTTTGAAGCATTTGAATCTGAAGATACACTTTCTATTCTCAATAGATATATTGAAGAAGCAGAAATAGATCTTGATAGATCAAGAGTGCAAAAATTGATACAAGAAGTCTATCAGGAAGCATGTGAGTTAGTCTAATGTTTATTCTTACAGTTGAAGGAAAAGAAACTGAAGGAGCATATTCTGTAACTGCTGATGATGGAGAGCAAGTTCTCTACCTTTTTGAAGATGAAGATGATGCTATTCGTTATGCTCTTTTACTAGAAGATCAAGATTATCCAGAAATGCATGTGATTGAAGTTGATGGAAAGGTTGTAATTAAAACATGCGAAATGCATGATTACAGGTACTCTGTAATTACTAAAAATGACATTGTTATTCCCCCTATAGAAGATGATATTATTTGAAAAAATATGTTGGAAAAATTTTCTTTCTACTGGGAATCAATATACTGAGGTTGAATTAGATGGTAAATCAACAACACTGATTATTGGTTCAAATGGTGCTGGAAAAAGCACTGTGCTAGATGCTTTAACTTTTAGTTTATTTAATAAACCATTTAGGAAAATTAGTAAAGCACAACTTATCAATACAGTAAATGAAAAAGATTGTAGAGTAGAAGTAGAATTCTCTATTGCAGAAACTAAATGGAAAGTAGTAAGAGGTATAAAACCATCTATATTTGAGATTCATAGAAATGATATATGTTTGGATCAATTTGCATCTGCTAATGATCAACAAAAGTGGTTAGAACAAAATGTAATAAAAATGAATTACAAATCTTTTACTCAGATTGTAATTCTAGGTAGCAGTAGTTTTGTTCCTTTCATGCAATTGAGTGCTACTAATAGAAGAGAAGTGATAGAAGATCTTTTAGATATTAAAATATTCTCATCTATGAATAATTTGATTAAGGATAAGATGCGTGGACTTAAAGATGAGATTAGAACTTTAGATCTTAAGAAAGAATCTCTTAATGAAAAAGTTAAGATGCAGACTGATTTTATGGAGAAAATTGAAAAGAGAGGGAATGATGATATAAAGGATAAGAGAAAGAAAAGTAGAGAGTTGGGAGATGAAATATGTGCATTGATGTTAAAGAATGAACACTCTAATGATCAAGTATATGGACTCACTAAAGAACAAGAAAAGGTAACAGGTGCTACAGAAAAACTACGTAAACTAGGAACTATAAAAGGAACTCTATCTAATAAAGTATCAACAATTACAAAGAAGACTAAGTTTTTTGAAGATAATACTGTTTGCCCTACATGTAAGCAGGATATAGAAGAAGAGTTTAGGTTAAATAACATTAGTGATGCTCAAGATAAGATAAAGGAGTTGCAATCTGGTTACAAAGAACTAGAGGAGGCAATTAAAAAGGAGGAGGAGAGAGAGCATCACTTCACAAAATTATCAAAGGAGATTAATTCACTCACGCATGGCATTTCTAAGAATAATACTCATATCTCTGGGTGTCAAAGACAAATCAGAGATCTGGAATCAGAAGTTCAGGAACTTACCAAACAACTTGCAAATAGAAATACTGAGCATGAGAAGTTAGAATCTTTCAAAGAAAATTTAGGAAAAACTTATGAAGACTTAGCTATACAAAAAGATTCTATTAACTATTTTGATTTTTCATATAGTCTCCTCAAGGATGGTGGTGTTAAGTCTAAGATAATAAAGAAGTATCTTCCATTAATTAATCAGCAGGTCAATAGATATCTGCAGATGATGGATTTCTATATCAATTTTACTTTAGATGAAGAGTTTAATGAAACTGTTCAATCTCCTATACATGATAATTTTTCTTATGCATCTTTTTCTGAAGGAGAGAAGATGAGAATTGATCTTGCTTTACTCTTTACATGGAGGGAGGTAGCAAGGTATAAAAATTCTGTCAATACAAATCTTTTAATCATGGATGAAGTATTTGATAGTTCACTTGATGGTATAGGAACAGAGGAATTTCTTAAAATAATTCGTTTTGTAATAAAAGATGCTAATATATTTGTGATATCACACAAAACAGGTATGGACGATAGGTTTAGTAATGTGCTAAAATTTGAAAAGATAAAAGGATTTAGTAGGTTAGCATTATGAATGAAGGACAACTGCAAGAGTTAAGAGATTTAAAAAATAGAGTAAATAAATTGCAATATGATTTTGATAAATTAAAAAATGCCATACTATTACATCCAGAAATTGGAGATAGGATTCAAAAAAATATTTGGTCATGAAAATATTAATCACTGGACATAAAGGATTCATAGGAAGTTATCTATGGAATCATATTGAAAACGCTGGAGTAACTGGTGTAGAACTTGATGGTATAGATTTTCCTGATGACATAGGAGATTTTAAAACTGATAAGATATATGATGTAGTAATTCATCTTGCTGCATTTGCAAATCTTAGAGGAAGTTTTTTAAATCCTGATGTTTTTTGGGAAAACAATGTAGTTAAGTCACAACCTATCTTTGATTATTGTAAAGAGAATAATATCAGGTTGCTCTATGCCAGTTCTGCTGGTGCTCATGGGTGGTGGCAGAATCCTTATGCTATCACTAAAAAGGTTAATGAGATACAAGCACCACCTAATAGTGTGGGTATGAGATTTTTTAATGTATGGGCAGAGCAGGGAAGTAGATCTGATATGCTTTATAGGATGCTGCAGGAGGACACTGCTAGATATATTACCAAACATAAAAGAGATTATATCCATGTGCATGATATTGCAACAGCAATCCTTACATTGATTCCTGCTTCATTTACAGGACATTTAGATATAGGATATGGTGAGTCTATTCCTGTTATGGATATAGCAAAGGCAATGGATAAGGATCTACCTATCAAGGAGGATACACCAGGTGAACCAGACAGTTTGTGTGCTGACACAAGAGAGTTGACTGAGATGGGATGGTATCCTACAATAAATATTGTGGATCATCTCAAGAGTTATGAGAACTCCTAACTGGCAACATCATTCTAAGAAAGAAAAGAAGAGAACACTGAAACCACAGGCATTGCGTCAAGCAAGGAAAAAACGTGGACAGTTGATAAAGCGTCTACTCACCCACCCAAAAGGTGGGTTTTTTAGTATCATAGGTATATCACAAGAAAAGTTACATGGCAGTTCAGCAAGAAATCAAGTCACAACTAGCAAAACTGCTTGCTACTGAGGATCTAGTAGTAGAGCATAAGAATGTGCCTACAGCACAGTTCAATGTGCATACAAGAGAGTTGCTTCTACCACTGTGGGAGAAAGCAAGTAGCACTGTGTATGATATGTTGGTTGGACATGAGGTAGGACATGCACTCTTTACACCTGATGAAGAGATGGGTGTAGAAGTTCCTGCACAGTTTTTGAATGTAGTAGAAGATGTAAGAATAGAAAAGTTGATGAAGAGAAAGTATCTTGGTATCGCTAAGACTTTCTATAGAGGGTATCATGAGTTGCATGAGAAAGATTTCTTTGAAGTAAGGGATGAGAATATTCATGATCTTAATCTTGCTGATAGAGTCAACTTACACTATAAAGTGGGTTCATTTCTTGATGTGGATTTTACAGATAATGAGACTAAGATTGTTGAGTTGATTGGTAAGTGTGAGACTTTCAAAGAAGCAAAGGAGGCAGCAAGAATTCTATATGAGTTTTGTAAGAATGAAGTAAATGATCAACAAACCCAAAAGAAAGCAGAAGATGCTGGAGATGGTGAGATAGAAGTACCTGACAATTCATCAGACCTAGAGACTGAAGAAGTTGATGGGCAAGAAGTTGATGATGAAACTCCTGATGCTCAACCTGCACCACCAGAAGTAAAGGATGAGAAAGAACCAGAAGTTCAAACTGCTGAGTCTTTAGAGAGTCATCTTCAAGATTTGGTAAGAGAAAATTCTGTAGAGAATGTTTATCTTGAAATTCCTGATTTGGATTTAGATAAGATCATTGCTACTAATGAAGACATTCATAAAGAGATTGATAGGTCATGGCAACAGCAGCATGACTTTATTAAGGAGCATACAGATAGACCTATAGAATTAAATTTATTTGAAGAGGTGGATGTAAAGTATAATCAATTTAAAAGAGATGCTCAGAAGGAAGTATCATATCTTGTAAAAGAGTTTGAGTGTAAGAAAGCTGCCAGTGCTTATTCTAGAGCTGCTACTAGTAGAACTGGTGTATTGGATACTGCTAGACTTCATACATATAAATTCAATGAGGATCTATTCAAGAAGATAACAGTTTTACCTGATGGCAAGAATCATGGTCTAGTCTTTATTCTTGATTGGTCTGGTTCTATGTCCAGAGAGATGCTTGATACTGTCAAACAACTTTACAATCTCATATGGTTCTGTAAGAAAGTATCTATTCCATTTGATGTATATGCCTTTACTAATGAATGGAAGAGGAGAGAGCAAGATGCTACTGGTCAGTGGAATCCAACTGACAATGAGTTAGCATATGAACCACAAGAATATAACTTTAGAGTTGAAGAAGATTTTTCATTAATGAATCTCTTTACTAGTGGAGTAAGAACTAATGAGTTAGAGCATCAATTAAAGAATATATGGAGGATTGCTAGTGTATTTTCTAACTACTATGGTAGTAGATATAGTTATCCTACTAGATTATGTTTATCAGGAACACCATTGAATGAATCGCTCATGTGTCTTCATAAGATTCTTCCTAAGTTTCAAAAAGATAATAATGTAGAGAAAGTGCAATGTGTTATACTTACTGATGGTGAAGCAAATTCCATGCCTTATCATGTTTTGCATAAAGACTATTTTAATTCAGATGAGTGGAAGATGGGGGTGAAGGGTATTAATCCTGGTCATTGTTTTCTAAGAGATAGGTCTTTGGGTAGAATTTATAAGTTTGGTTATTCTTGGTGGCAATTCACTGATGCTCTTATTAAAAACTTACAAGATAAGTTTCCCTCTACTAGTTTCATAGGTATTAGAGTTCTTAATCCAAGAGAGGGTAGCAATATCCTAAGAAGATATTGTGATAGTCCTGCTGATTATGAAAAGTGCATGAAGGACTGGAGAAAACTAAAGACATTTACTATCACTAGCAGTGGTTATGATGCATACTTTGGTCTTTCTTCTAGTGCTCTTGCAGATGATACTGAGTTTGAAGTTAAGGAGGGTGCAACAAAAGGACAGATAAAAAATGCATTTGTAAAGTCACTAAAGACTAAGAAGCTAAATAAAAAGGTGTTAGGAGAATTTGTTTCACTAGTAGCATGAAGACATTTTCAAATTTTATGTTAGAATGTTCTCAGGTATCTGAGAGTAGTCTTAGCAGAATAAAATCCAAACACGATAAAGGAGGAGTGGCAGTTCTCTCTGGAAGTAGAGCAGACAAGTCTAGTAAAGAAAATAAATCAAGAGCTAAAAAATTAGACAAGGATATACGTGGTAAGTTTGGTAAAGGTGCAACTAAGGTAACTGGTAGATACACTGAGAAGGATGATAAAACTGGTAAAGAAACAAAAGTAAAGGAAAGAAGTCATGTTGTAACTTCTGGTAAGATGGGTAAGAGAAAGTTCAAGAAAGCAGTTAAGTCATTAGGGAAGAAGTATGGGCAAGATGCTGTTATAACTCAGACCAAGGGTGGTGGAGATGCTACTTTAAAGAGAACAAGGAAGGGAGGACTGCCTAAAAAAAATATCAAGCTTGGTAAAATGCGACCAGGCAGAACTGGAGAAAATGACACTCGTATTAAGGGGAAAACTTACACCTATGGATAAAACTTATGATGATTCAAATTGGAGAGAAGAATACAAAAGTTACACTAGTAATAAAAAACATCTTGAATTACTTGAGAATGGACCTAAGAGTTTATCTCAATCATGGATATTAGGTGCATTGTATAGTAACTGGAAGAAGATGAAGGGGTATGATAAATTAGATCCTCAGGAAAATGAAGGTCAATTGCAATCATCTATGAAAGAGTTTTTTCAACGACAAAAAGATCAAGGTATATAAATGCGTTTGTAGCTCAGTGGACAGAGCATCTGACTACGGATCAGAGGGTCGGGAGTTCAAATCTTCCCAGACGCGTGACAATAAACAAACTGGTACATAGGGGGTTTAAAGACCCCTTTTTTACTCTATAATATGTTTATTGAAAGGCACACTACTACATTATGTTTGAAATCAAAATGACTGAGAAAGAGATTGTTGATGGGTTGAGAAGTAATTATGGTAAAGAGTTCACTGCCCCTGATGTACGTGGATTCTGTGCTGCAAATGATATTGCTTATGCTACAGTGACTAAGAAGATAAAGAAGTATAGTGTAGGAAGAGGTAAGTGGAATCTTGAAGTTACTACTAAAGCAGTCCAGAATATTGAAAAGTCATTCAGTGCTCCTGCTGTGGAACCTACAGTGCAACAAAACTTAGTTCCTGATCAAGATGATGCCTTTGTTAAGTTTGGTCCTTTTAATGATGTAAAGTCTATTCTTAAATCTAAGCAGTTCTACCCCACATTTATCACTGGTCTATCAGGTAATGGTAAGACATTTGGTGTAGAGCAAGCATGTGCTCAACTTAAAAGAGAATTGATCAGAGTCAACATTACTATTGAAACTGATGAGGATGATCTGATTGGTGGATTTAGATTGGTTGATGGTGCTACTGTATGGCACAATGGTCCTGTTATAGAAGCACTTGAAAGAGGTGCAGTTTTATTACTAGATGAAGTTGACCTTGCATCTAACAAGATACTTTGTTTGCAACCAGTATTAGAGGGTAAAGGATTGTTCCTTAAGAAGATTGGTAAGTTTGTTCAACCAGCAGCAGGTTTCAATATTGTTGCCACTGCTAATACTAAGGGTAAAGGATCTGATGATGGAAGATTCATTGGTACTAATGTATTGAATGAAGCATTCCTTGAAAGATTCTGTGTAACCTTTGAGCAGGACTATGCATCACCAGCAATAGAGACTAAGATTCTTAGACTACACTCTGCTAGTGTTGGATGTCATGATGACAAGTACATCAAGCACCTTGTGGACTGGGCAGACATCATCAGAAGAACATTCTATGATGGTGGTATTGATGAGGTCATATCAACCAGAAGATTGGTTCACATCATCAAAGCATACAGTATCTTTAATGATAAGTTGAAAGCAATCAAAGTATGTACTAATAGATTTGATGATGAAACAAAGCAAGCATTTCTTGAATTATATGATAAAGTAGATGCTGATGTAGACATTGACAAAGTGGAGGAATAATGCTATGGTTAATGCATGGAGCTTACTTTATGATGAATATTATGGGACTATGAATGAAACATTTCCAGTAAAGAACAATAAACCTGATGACAATGTAGTTGTTAGTACAGGTAATACAGCATCAATGGGTGATTTTATTAACTTTGATCTTACTGATCAAAACATTACTATTGATACTAACAATCATGAAACTCTAGATTTTACTAACATAGAACTACCTGATGGTATGTCCATCAATCAAGAATATGT